TGCTCTATCAATGAAATTAAAAATTTTACTACTGTTTTGTGATCTTGCAGTTGATGTATAGTTTGGTGCATATTTTGAAAATGATAAATTATCATATAATGCAGCTTTTTGACCATCACTTAAATATTCTATCATTAAGTCAGATGGCTTTCTAGATATTTTAGGTCTTCTTTGAATACCAAATAAAGAACCTACAGCACCTGTAACATCTTGCCACAATTTACCCGCTTGGGTTGTTGCTTCTGGTCTTAAATTAATTGGATTTGCTGGATTACTTAAATAATCACCAGGAATTTCTGTGAAAGGAAATTCTAATCCAGCTACTGTTTGTACGAAATCAATCGCTTTACCAGCTAAAGATTTTGCAACAGTTATTTTATAATTCTTTTCAATTAATGGTTCTCTACCAGTTAATAAATTAATTGCTGTTGTATTGTTACCATTAATCGCGTCTATTAATCTTACTCTACCAACAGTTGCGGTATATAAATTTTGTTGTAATCTTGCTTGAACTAATCCATATGGACTATTTTTAATATGATCTGCAGCAAACTTAAAAAGTTGTGATTCATTATCAAAATTGTTTGAAGCAATAATACTAATCAAGCCGTGGTCTTGACCAGATCTAAAATACGGGTATAACCCTAATCTAGGTCTACCTACTGTATTGAATTGTTCAACTATTGATAGATTTGTTGGAGAGAATTGGTTGAATGATCTAAATGGAATTAAATCGCTATTTCTGTTAGTTTGTACATCACCTGGATCTACATTAGAAAAATCAGATAGAGTACTAACACTATAATTGCTAGAGGTTTGTGTTTGAGGGCCATTAGGGACATTTAATGTTCTCCCTATTAGGTAATTCCTAAACCTTTTTGTTGAATCAAAATCTAAGTAACTTGGCATCTATCTTTTTATATTATAAATAGATAAAATAAAAAAACCATAGGTAATTACGTGAAACTCTTGCTGTCTTTAACCAATGATGACACAAAACTCGCTCTTAAACCAGGATCTTTATTTATCTCATTAACAACCATATTGGCTAATTCTGAACTGCTGCTATTTAAATCTACTTTAACCTCAACACTACCAAATATTTTCTTAGCTTCTTCATATAGTTGTTTACCTTTATCTTCTACCTTTTTAAGTAGATCAGAACCCCCGCTTTCATCCAATAATTCATTTGTTTTTCCTTTGATAAAATCAAACCCCGATCCCGCTTTATCTAAAGCTGTTTCACTAAGCCCCTTTAAAGCTTCTAATGGCCCATTTATATATGTTTGAACTACTTCATTATATTTCTCTGTAATTTCTTCTGGTGTCATTTTAGCAATTTCATCTAAACCACCAGCAGATTCTTTAATTTTATTAACGATTTCATTTTGATTAATTCTTGTTCTAGCCATATTACCAATATTCATTGCTATTGAATTCAAAGCATTTAATGACTGTGTTTGAACTGTATATTGGTCTTTGATAATATCATCTGTTTTTCTTTCAGATAATCTTTTTTGAGCATCTGCTATTTTTTGCATTTGTTCACCATTAAGTGATGACATATCTAAAAATGCTTGATTAATACCTAATTCTTTTTGTAAATCTTTTGGTAACTCGAATCCAACAACACCATCTTTCATTGAAGCAAGATTTGAAACAAATTGTTTTTGATCTTCATTTAAATCAAATAATTCAATTTGACTCATTGCTTGCATCTGAACTTGGCCTTTAATTGCTGAACTTGTTAATTGTTCCATGGATATACCTAATGCATCAGACATCGCCTTAGCTCGTCTTAAATTGGCCCCAGTTACTTCAAATCTACCTTGTTCAGCATTGTATGTTGCTAAAGATTTTGCTGCCCCTAAAATACTTGTTTGTAATGATTCAACATTATTTGTTGCATCGTACATTAATTTAATTGGATCAGCTAAATCACCTATTGCTCCACCAATAACTTGTAAGTTTGCTGATAAATCTATCGCCCCTTCTGGATCATATAATTTGGAAGCGACTTTGAATGTTTCCGCCATACTGAAATTCAATGCTTGTGCCTCTTGAACCATTTTACCTAAACCTTCTACGCCGTTCTTAAATCCAAATTCGTTTAGCTTACCAAGATTGTCCATAACAGTCTTAGTAGTTGCCCTGGCTGATAACCCTTGTGACAATGAACGTTTACCAATTTGTTCTATTTTACCAGAGGCATCAGTTAAACCGATACCTACGTTTCTAAAATTTTCAACATTTTCTAATAGTGCCTTTGATGTAGACCCATATGCCGCACTAATTCTAACCGCATCTAATACACTTTCACCTTGATAGTTTGCAAATTTTTGACTATTTGAAACCATTGACTCTGTAGCATCTTTTAAATCACCGAACGATACACCAAGTAATTGAGCTTGAGGAGCAACCGCCATTATTGATTCAGTGAACCCACTAGCAAATTGTCCAGCCATTCCGGCTTTAGTTGTAAATGCTTTTAATAAATCACCTTCTCTTTGATATGCATCAGCAACAACAGTTGCAAATAAATTAGCGGCACCACCAACAGCATCTCCTAATTGTTTAAAGACATTCAATCCATTGTCAATAACGGTATTAAATATCTGTTGAAGCATACCAGCTTTAACAATCGGTCTATCCCAATTGTTTTGATCAACCATTGGTGCAAATAAAATATTACCCGCACTTTTTAGTCCCCCCTGAACTCCACTACCTAAATTTTTAATTGCACTACCAGAATTACTAGTACTTGATTTTGAACCAACATATTGATTAGCCAATGCATTTGCCTCGCCAGTAGAAAACCCAGCTCTTGATAGGTCATTACTTAATTCACCAGAAGATGAATATTGACCTTTAGCCAATTTTGCAATAACATTCTTATTATTTTGTGCATTCGCCATATCTAATAAATATAAAATTAACTATTTGCTTCAAGATATAGGTTAACATAATTAACCCTTTCATAGATTGGCATAATTAAAAGATCTCTATATGTAAATCCCTTACTCAGTAAGAAACCTATTTCATTCATTTGTTTTTTCTTATAAGCCGAAGAAGGGACGAAAAAACTCAACCCCGAAGTCCAATCTTACACGGACTTTGTCTCCTGACGGGGCTTGTACTTCAAAAATTAAATCTAAATTAGGTTTATTATCCGCAACGAATCTTTTAAAATCTTGGGAATCTTTTATTGGTAAATTTTGAATAAATTGATAAATCGCCATTTGATCGGTATTCCCATCAATTGACTTAATCATCATTTCTAGTCTTTTTGTGTTTACAGGGGCTACCTGAACACCAGTAGCACTATTTCTAATTACATCTAATTCCTTTTCTTGTTTTGGTGTCAAAAACTTAAATGTGATTTTTTTCTTTGTTTGAGGTAGAAAATATTCAAATTCATTATTTTGATTTGGTATTAAAGTGAAATCTTTAACACTAATTGATGAAATATCAATTGTTGCATCAAATTCTTTAGCTGTCTTTGGGTCAGTTAATGAAACATTATACTCTGAACCAAATGCGGTATTTCTTAAGAAAATCAATATGGCTTGTCTATCTTCTTCAGCTAGACTATCAATGTCCACATCTTTATCTAAAATCTTTCTTCTTAGTAATTCTTCCACCACCATATCATTTTGAACCAAATTTGGTGATGTTAGGATATTTTCATCCGCGGCGGTTAGATATGCCACCTTTAGAGACTTCTTTTTGTTTTCATAATGAATACCTTGAGATGGTAGTGTTACCACATCATAAGCAATCATTGGGTCAAAATTTTCCATATTTTTAATTTAAACTAGTTTATTATCAGTAATATATACTAATTTTTTTGAAATATCAACAGAACGTTCCACATGGAACCAATAAAAAATCCGCAAAACACAAAAATGTCTGCGGATTTTAAATAAAACTATTTTATTTTTAATATTAGTAAACTTGAATACATCTATCCATTCTTAAACCAGCATCAATTGTTGCTAATTCGTCTTGAGAGTAGTTAAGATCACCAAAGTTCAAATTACTTAAAAAGCAACCTTGGAGAATCCACTTTTCAACAACAACTCCCGTTGGGTCTAACATCTCTAATTCAACATCTTTTTTGTATCCAGCGGCGTAGCCCATTCTACCTGTAACTGATTCAGCATGAAGACGGAACCACTCCATAAGTGCTTGAGAAGCAGATGGACCAATAGGGTCTTTAAATTGAACACTTATCTCTTCCCAAGTAAATCTACCAGCAACATATGTTGAGGTATTTAAAAAGGGGATTTCAGTAGTATTGATTTTAGCTTTAGGACGTGAGGTTGATGTCACATACCACTCGTTTATACCCAAAGATGATGGAAATCTTAAGATAAATCTATTTTTTCTTTTCGGTTCAAATGGAACCGGCATTTTCATTAATAAATCTGCCATTTGTTATCGTTGTTAGTTTTTTTGTTTTATTCTTTATTATAAATATATCGATACTTGAAATAAATTTATTTTTGGTTTTACTTGACTTTTTGAAAAAAAATGAGTAGCTTTTTGCATATAATCTTATAAAGAATAATTAATAACTAATACTTTGATAAATAATAATGAATAATTAATATCATAATAAGTAATAAGGATAAATATAACCTATAAAAATACATATAAAAATAATGGGGAGAACTTTCGTTCTACCCCATTTTTATTTAATTTTAATCTCAAATTAGATATTTTCAAAAGAAGCACCAGTTGGTGTAATTATGAATTCTACATCAATGAATTCCAATGCTCTTGTTGGTTTGATATAAATTTTACCTCTTAATGTGTTTGAATCAATATCCTCTGGATCATTTGATACAACTACACGGAAATCATATAAACCTCTTTCTTTCTTAATTGATTCCAAAATTGGGTTAACCAATCTTGAGAATTCTTGTCTAACTTGATCATCGTTTTGTTCAAACAATAATCTTACCGCAACAGCAGAAATTAACTTTCTAGCTCTTAATAGTAATCTTCTTACGTTAATTCTATCAAGTGCAGACTCTCTAACTTGTAATGTTTTGTTACCCCAGATAATAGTACCTGTATCAGAGAATGTTGCAATTGGGTTAATTCTATTTTTGTAAAGTTCATCTCTATCATCTAAAGTTAATTTTTTAGCTGCTTTGATTGAATTAACCAAACCTCTAGAATAACCTGCTACTGCGAACCAAGGGTAAGAAATGTTATCAGTCAACGCAATGTTCTTTACAACTTCACCTGTTGGTGGAATATAAAGTTGAGTTGCGTTATCTGTATCTCTTACTTGAATCCAAGGCCAGTAAGTTGCTGAGTAGTTGGAATCAATTCCTAAATCATCTAATGCCGTTACAACTTCGTTTGTTGTTGCAAAGCTAGGTGCATCAATGATGTATAAAGAATCCGCTCTATCGTTTTCAATAATTTCGATTGCTTGATTTACTAATGAACTATGGTCGTTCCAGTTAATACCTGGAGTAGCGAATAAGTTGATATCAACTGCTTCAGGGTTTGAATACGTTTCAATACCTCTTAAGAAAGCATAGTAATCTGAATTACCAACTGTATCACTAAACACACCACCGTTATCTAAATGGTTTTTACCATATGTTGTTTTACCAAAAATGTAACCATCTCCTAAAGTTTTTACACTTCTATAGATGTCCCATCCATCAAAACCACCATAAACTGGCATAGTAAATTTGCGATATGATGTTGTTGCTAATTTAGTTTTATTTACACCTTCTAAATCATATGGTGTTGTCTTATATAACACTGTACCTGTAGTTCCAGTTAAACCAGACGCATTTATTGATAAGTGGAAACCATATGTTGCTGATGTTGCACTAGCGCCTTTAAATTTCAACATGTCATCATCATAATCATTATGAGCATCGGTTGAAAAACCTAAAGTTACTTTTTTAACTTTATCACCATTAGTTGTGTTTGGGGTACCATCTGCAGAATAATAAATTACATCCCCAGCATCGTGATATTCTGTTTTATAAAAAATACCGCCTAAATTAGTAGATGTTGCTATACCTTTGAAACCAGCTGGTACCGCATCTGTTGGATGATCTTCGCTAAGAACTAACATAATGTATTTAGATCTTAATTCGTATTCACCGTCTGATGTACCAACTTTTCTACCAATATAACCAGGTAATTCTGGGTTCATTGAACATCTAGTAAATTTCTCAAGTACAACTTGGTTAGCATCATTATCGTAATAATTACGAACGATTAAATCAAATTCACCAGTATCTAAATCAATATTTTGTATAGTAACTTTAACTTCGTAGTTTGCTGCGTTACCATCAGAGATTGTTAAGATTTGGAATAAATCTGAAACATTTCCACCACGAACTTCAGAAACAACGATTGATGAACCAGGTGTTTCCCATTCGCTCACAAAATTTTCACCCTCATTTGTTACAACTTCTGTTGTACTAAGACCTCTAACTAAACCTTGTTCAAATAAATTTCTTAAAAAATTAGGATAAATTTCATGTACATATAAAGGAAAATCAGTAGTGTTTTTATCAAACACATCTTCACCAATAACTTTGTTAATATACTTTGTTGATGATTTGTCAAAAGAAACGTTAAAGTTTCTAGAGGTTCCACTAATATCTGTAACACTTAATGTGAATTCAGATAATGGGTTTGTACTAATAGTATCTCCAGTAACTGATACAGTAGATCCAGAAACTCTTCTAGTTAAAATATCAGCAGCATAAGAACCACGTGGTCTTAATTGGCAAACAATTTTATCAGCATATTGTTCATGTAAACGCGCCGCATATTTAATTCTTCTAACATCAAATGATGTCGATCCTGAGTTGTAAACAAATAGATATGAATAAACACCATCTATTGTTGAATCTGTAAGACCAGTTTGTGTGAAGAAAGTATTGTACCACTCCTTACCGTTATTTGAACCAATTGGTGATGCCAATTGTGTTCCTGTTTGTCCACTTGTAAATACTGATGGAACAGTACCAATTGTAAACCATTCAGTATTTGCATATGCTCCAGATGAATTTGTTGCTGCAACGATATAATCTGTTACAGTACTTCCCTCAGTTGTGGTTTTACCAGATAATTCCGCGAAGAATGTACTTCCAGTTATTCCGGTCGCTGTTGGAGTTGTAGTTCCTGTTGTTGATGTATAAGTTGAACTTACTAAAACCCCGCCTAATGCTTTGATTCCGTAAGAAAAACCAGGCTTATAACCTGTTAATCCTAAGATACGGGTAACAAATAATTGATTTGATTCCTGTAAATATGATTTTGCTACATACGGTAGCTGATATTTTGGCATCCCAGATGAGTCTTTAACTGGAGATGGTGATCCAAAATACGTTCTAAATTCGTCGAAACTTGAAATAAGTACCGGTTCGAAGGCTGGACCTTTAAGGGTTTCACCGACTAAACCTAATGTTGTTACTCCAACACTCTGCGCCACGAATGTTAAATCCTTCTCTGAAGTGTAGACACCCGGAGAAACGAAAACTCTGTTTGAATTTGCCATTGATAAATGTTTGGTTAAAATATTTTTATTCTTATCAAATAAATATCTTTGTTTTTACCAAAGATTTCCCAATTTTTTTGTATTTAGATAGTATTTTATCTTTTTTTATCTTTATTTATCTTTATATATGGAAAAGAAAAGTAAAAACGTGAAAATTAGTGAAAAGCATCATGAAATGCTTAAAAAGCATTGTGACAAAAATGGATTAAAAATTTATAAGGTCCTTGAAAAATTTATAGAAGAAACCTGTAAATTAAAAACCGATCTGTATGGAGATGATTAAAATAGATAAGTAATACCTATTTTGGAATTAACAACTGGGGTATAATTTAATGTTATTTCATTTAATCCGGTTATATCAAACCCTTGTCCTTCTTCTTCAACTAGACCATTGATGTCTAAGCTAACCACACTATTGATAGCACTAAGAACATTAAAACTTAAACTAGAACCGTCATATGTAAAATATTCGGTATTAACTTGTATAGGTTTACCATAGTTGTCAATAAAGACGCTATTTCTACCTTTAAAATAGGTAATCGTGATTATACTACCCTCTAAAGGTGGGGTAGGAAAACTAATTTTAGATGTTCCAGCAATGTGGTAAAAGTCAACACCTCTTTCTTGTAAAAGACCATTTATCGCTACACTAAATAAAATACCAATACTTTCACCTACACTAAAAGCTGTTTGCATACCGTCTGCAGTAAACGATGCAACAGTTATGTCAATGGTTTTATTAATGTACTTTTTGTTATAGTTTGTGTTTTTAGCAAATTCGGTCATTAAGAACATTCTACTAACAGCTGGCTTAACCTCAAATTCATCTTGATCGATTAAGAATCCAAGCATAGTAAACTTATAGTTTTGAAGATAAAATCTACGACCATCGATTTGTTCAATTGGTGAATTGTCTTCAATAGATTCTAAAATAATTGGAATATAATGACCCTTAACAGTAGTGTATGCTTGTCTTGATGCAAACTTTTGTAGAACTATTTTATTAAATTTATTTAAATCCCTAAATTTAGTACAAACAATTGTAACCTCATAAGAAAGGTCAACAGCTATCGGCTGTGGTATTTTGTATATATCCGCCCCCATTTGTGTTCCATTCCATGTAGCAACGGAAGCATAATGAAACTGCATTCTTTCTGGAATAGTTCTGATAATAGATGGATTGGTGCCCGGTTGAACGTCTGGTTTTCTAATTACCCCAATCAAAGGAACTTTCATATTACCATCTTCGTCTGAAAATTCCCAAGTATTTGTAATTTGAGACCATCGTTGAATTGTTAATATTTTAGGAATTACTGGTATTTTCTTACCATCAGAAATAACCACAAAGTTTTTCTTTACGAAATCCATCATTCCGTAATCAAGATCATCGTGTAAAATGGAATCAGGTAAATAAGTGTCAGACTTAGTTATTCTTTCCAATAGCTCTTGTCTTCTTTCAGTAAGTTCTTTACCCTTATAAATCTGTATGTCTGTTTTTCTTTTAGGTATTGCCATTTTAAACTCCTCTAAATTCTTGCTCTTGAGCGATAGCACAAGTTATTGTTCTATAAAATGCTTTATATCCAAATAAATTGTGTTTATTGTCTGTGGTCACTTTACCGTCATTTGTTACAGTATAGTATCTTAGTTTGTTTTCATCTTCAGGGTAACCAATGTAGTCACCATATTTTATCTCCACCCCAAGTTCTTGTAAATGTTTAATATAAACTGATAATATTAAGTTACCAGGTTCGTTATATCTAAGCATTCCCGATTTATATGAATTATTTTTAGGTTCCTCGATTTTAACCAACGCGTTAAACTCAATTGGTGGGAAAAACTTAATTTCATCTAACCCAACTTCACCATATACATCATCTTTATCAGTTTTTTGACCATCAACCCTATATAAGACTAACTTCATATTTAAATCACCATGAAGGTACTCTTGACCTATTTGAATTTGTAGGTCAAAGTCTTCTTGGCTGAAGAATTTGCTCATTCTGGTTATCGGTAGTTTGTTTTCCATACATTAATAAATAGTTTATAATGTATTTGATATTATTTATATTTCACTTATGGATACAAAAATACCAGAAGTAGCTGCTCGTGAGATATTGATGGATTATGAGGGGTCTAATAATCAAATATTAGATTGGAAAAGAAAGCTACAAGAATCAAAATACTTTAGTCTGTCAAGAACACAGGCTGATTATGTTATAAAGTATGAAAAAACAACCCCAAAGGTTGCGAAAAAACATGTTCGTATTGTTTCAACTTTTGGTGAAAAA